AATCTCCTGTAGGCGAGCCTGTAGCGCTGCCAGTTCCTTCGTGGCGGTCTCGCTTGCGCCCTCTGCCTCGGCAAGGTCTCGCGTCCACTGCGCGACTTTTGGCGAACCAGGGAACTCCGACAGATTCTTCTTGAGTGTCTCGACCTGGGCCGCGCTCTTGGCCGAGTTCTCGCCAAGACCTTGAAGCTCTGTAATGCGCTCCGCGACCTTGATCCGGTTCAGCTTGAGCATGGCATTACCCATGTCGTCAATCGAGCCGGTGAGCAAATCTACCTTTGGCTTCGCCTCCTCGGCCTTGAAGCCAAACTCGTAGATAGCCAGAGCCGCCAACATAATGATGCCGACAGGGCCGCCCAGGAACGCCATAGCGGTCTTTAGCCCGTTCATAACTACGGTTGCGCCGGTTGCCGCGCTCGCCATCGCTGTGGTGGCTGCGGTAACTCGTACAGCGGATGCCGCCGCAGCATCTGATGCCACGGCGCGGGCCGATAGAGCCGCAGCAACGGCCGTGGAGCTTGACGTTGTGGTGGCGGCCAGGGTTGCCTGTGCGGCCGTCAACTGCCTTGTCAGGGTAAGTTCTGCGGTCTGAATTTCGACCATGCGCGCAACGGTGGCGACCCGGCCTTGTTCGCTGATCTGAGACTTTAGGCGTTGAGCCTCAAGCGTCTTTTCAGACTGCAAGGCGCCAATTGTGGCTTCCATCCGCATGACTTCGGCGGCCTGAGCCTGGCGCGAGGCTGCTACTGCTGCTGTAGCACCGGCCACGGCGCTCTTAGTGCGCTCAAGCTCTGCAAGGTTGCCAGCATGCACAGCTTCGGCCTTTTGCAGCTCTGACGCGATCTGGAGGCGGTTGGCCGCGATTGCGCTCATGGTCGCACTGATAGCGGAGTACTGCGCTTGAGCGTATGAGCCGAACGAGGTAAGGACTCGACCAGCGATCACCGCAGCCACTGACGAGGCGGCGCCCGCGATCATGTCCAGGGCGTCAGACATCGCTGTCGCGTCACTGCCGAAAGCGGATATCTTGCTTGCAACCAAGTCGATTGCAGATGCCAGCGTGGTAGAGAAGCCGCTTTGCTTGTCCAGGCGCGACAGCGCTGTGCCGAATTCGTTTGAGATAGCGTTTGACGCCTGCGCAACGGTGCGCGGCATCTTGTCAAAGTCTGCGTTTACGGCCTGTGCGCGCTTCTGGATTGCGTCGAATACCACCTCGGCAGTTAGCTTGCTTTCGAGCATTTCTTTGCGTAGCGAGCTGTAAGAGATGCCCATCCCTTGCGCGATCTGGCGAGCAATTTCCGGCGTGTTCTCTAGCACGCTGTTGAACTCTTCGGCGCGAACGATGCCGCCAGCAAAAGACTGCCCAAGCTGGCGCAATCCGTTCTTCATCTCTTCGGACGACGACCCACCAATGACGCCCATTTTCAGCAGGCTGTCAGTCACCTTGAGCACGTCTTCGTTAGACTTGCCCATCTCCTTGAGCGAGGCGGTAAGCGACTCCCAGGTCTTTACGGCCGTGCCCATATCGGAGCCGGTCTTGCTGGAGATTGCCAGCAAGCGATCATAGTTATCGGCGCCCGCCGCAACATCTCCCGAGAATCGGTTGATCCGGGCCTGCAATACGGTGAACTCCTCAGACATCTTCTGGAGCGATTCAAGCGCCTTTACAGTCGCCAGGCCTACGAGTGCTTGAGTGATCTTGTTAAGGCCGCCAGCGAACTCCTGGCCGCTCTTGTCTGCCGCGCTGAATCCCTTGTCGAGACCGGACAAGCCCTTATCGACCTGGGTCATGCCGTTGATAAAATTCTGAGAATTCAAGTCTACGTTGTAGACAATTGTCCCTGCTGTTGTTCCGCTCATTTGCGTGCATCCCTCAATTTGTTGACTTCCGCAAGCCACTTCATAGTGCTGTCGTGCTCTTCGCTGTGACGCTTCTCTTTGTGCTCGCCGTACTTGGCCTGCCAGTGCGCTGAGAATGACGTTACGGTCATGTTCCAGGCCTCGGACTCGCTAAGGCCGAGATGCGTAACAGCTCTCGACACAAAGCCAAGCGCATCGAACTCCTTCGAGAACTTGGACCGATCACGCGGCGCGCTCGCTTCCTCCTTTTTCGCCTCCTCTGACTTTTCAGCCATCGGGCCTATAAGGCCGTATTGGAGCAGCGACCGCGCCATGACAAGCATGGCTTCTGGAGGGACCGGCCCCATCCTATACGAGCCGTACCGTGCGCCAGGCTCTCCAATGAACCGGGTTAGATCGTCGTCACAGCACGCATTCAAAACCTGCCAAGACAGAAACAGCATATTCAGCCAGTGCCGCCGAAGGATGGTTTTGTTGCACTCCTCCGCCGCAGCTACTTGACCAGGCGTGTCAAACGGCATCGACTGCACAAGTCTTGGCGGCTCGTGAAGCTCTGCGAACAGCTCTACTATCTCGCGTGGAGAGCCGAGTTGCGTCATGGCGTACAGGGAAGGGCGAAGGACCACTTGACGCCCGTCAGGGTGCGTTAGGCCTTGCTCTCCGATTGATGTAATAACGCGCATGCTGCGCCCTCTTGTTTGTCAAGGTGGAATTCTATCACGCACAAAAAAGCCCGCATTGAGCGGGCCTTCTGTAAAGCTGGTTGTCAGCTAATGATATAGGCTTTTGCGCCCGCTCCACCGGTCAGAGTTACCGTACCAACAAGGAATCGCTGGATATTTTTCAGCGCGACTGCGCGAGTCTGCCCAGCCGCCACCAAGAAGGTGAACCCGGCCGCGAGGTCGATGGAGTCACCGATACCGCCAGGGACGAACGTAGTGACGCCGTCGCCGTCAATGAGGATAGTCACAGGCGACGCGGTGTCGTTCTCAATCACCAGCGTCTGGAGCTGGCCTGGGTTGTACGTCAGGGTATCCGACGCACCAAGTACGGTCTTGGCGATAGTCACCAGACCGATTGCTGCGCTTGCGGCGGCCGCCGCGATAGCGGCCATTATGGCGTCACCGGGGTAGGCTCAACGATCACGCCAAAAGGCGAGTCGGTGGCGGTGGCTTCGAAGTTGAAGGTAGCCAGGTCATCGAAGGGCATGGTACGGCCGATGCTCTTGATGATGCAGAACGCGTACACGGTGATATCCGGGCAGCTGATTCGAATCCACGCCACCGGCTGGCCGCTAGTGCCCTGCGGGTCGTTGACGTGCATGAACAGCGCGGTCTGGTTCGACTGCGTATCGTCCTTTTTCTTGCACGTACCGTCGCCGGAGCACGAGAAGGTTTTGTAGGTCGCCAGGTTCGACCGGGTGTTGCCCTTGTTGTCGTCGGCGGTGGCGTCCACGGTATCCCATTCGAGGGAAAACTCTTTGGCTCGCAGCGCGCCGATTGGCATGAAGTTGATGGTACGAGGGTCTACGTCGCCGCAGGCAAACGCCACCTCCAAGCCGACATCTCGGCCAATGTATTTATCAAGCTCGCAATTTCCGGCCATGTGTTGGCGTCTCCTAAAATGTTACTTCGATGGGGATGTAATAAGCCTGGCGGGTGCCCGCTGTATCCTTCGGGCCGATTATACCAGCTATTGGAATTGCGTTTGCAAAACAGCTTGACACGGGGTTGTCCTCTATGTATTCGAGGATCGCTTGAGCCTTTTCGTACCCTGCAAGTACGCCGCCTGGAACGTCGCGAACGCCCATCTCGGTAGCGAACCATAGGTCGATATTGCGAGACCTCGATATGACGCCTGGGCGCCCGCCACCGTCGAAGTTTATAGACAGGTAAGTCGCGGCAGAGTCTGCGCGCTCATCGCTCCACGGGCCAAGGCAGATGGTCGCACCAGCCAAGGCCGGGGTTAGGTAGTCTCGAAGGGCTTCCGCAAGGTTCATAGTGCAAACGCCTTCATGACGGCCGCGTCAATAGCCGCCTTGTTGTCCTCGAAACCCTTTCGCAAGAATTCCTTTTCAGCGCCGGGCTTCTTGAACGTTTGCTTGCGCTTCGGGTCATGCACTGCGGCCGCGTAGTTCGCCATGTACCCAAGGGTTCCGCGCAGCAGCCCGAAACCACGACCCTCGATCTTGGTAACGCGGCTGTTGATCAGAAAAGACGTATCTACCGGGGTCAGGATCGCGGCATAGCCGCTACCAGTGATCAAGGCGGCCTTGATGGCGCGCTCTGCGCGGATCGTGCTGATGTCGCTTAAAAGCTGGCGAGTCTTGCGACGCGCCGACTGTAGTCCGGTTACGGCCATTAAGTTACACTCCGAAAATCTGGAAAGGCTTTGTCTTTTTTGCCGAAGAATGACATGTCCCAGCTTGTATGGGACTTAATCACCTCGGTGCCCGGGATCGCGGTCGGCACAAGCCCCGAGTGGATGCCCTGAATAATCCGGTCCCCGTGGTCAACGCGGCCATCCTCATGGAAGTACTCGCAGGTGCTCACGAACTCCTTGCCGCCGCTATCTACCACGACCTTGCTGCCAGCCGTCCAAGTGCACTTGATCTGGAATGGCTCGCCCCATGAGGCGCCCCCGCTCCACTGGTCAGTAGCGAGGCGCTTCCATACCGTGGCATCGTTCGTGTAAACCCACCGGCTGACGGAACTC